AAAAAAATGGCATACGTCTGTAAAGAACTACAAGTAATTGAGGGTGTGCAAACGTGTGTTTTGTGGGCTGAGCAAGTCGGTATTAACGATATGTTCGGCATAACAACTGCACAAGCTGCACAGATCGGTTTAGCTTCTGCTTTAGTGATTGTCGTTGCGGCTGTGTTTAATAAACTTGGTCAAATAGGGGATAAATCTCATGACTAAAAATGAAGTCCAAACTGTATCTACAGTTAAAAAACAATCTCGTTTTCAAACTTATTTAAACCGTGGTGCTGTTGTTGCAACTGTTGCAACTGCTACTGGCGCTGCCCGTGCTGATTACGATGTATCTGCAATCATCACAAACCTTGGTCTTGCTGTTACAGCTGCTGCGACAATTGGCGTTGCTTGGCTTGGTTTCACTGCTGGCATTGCAATTTGGCGTAACCTTCGCGCTGCTGCGAAGTAATTTAAAGGGGGTTCGCCCCCTTTTCTAATTCATTGGGGGCAATATGGAAGTTTCTATTTTTAACTGGCTGATTGTCATTGTCTTTATCGTTGCTATCACGGTGCTAGTAAAATGAAAACAATTATAAAAATATTTATTTGCCTTTCTTTAATTTATACACCTATGTTTGCTAATGCTGCAATTGGCGGCTGGAATTTATCAAACCCTGTTGCGCAAGGTGCTTCAACCGTATATGACGCAACAAAAAATGTTTTGATTAATGGCAAGGACTTTGTAAAAAATTCTACAGTAAAAATTACTCCAACCGCTTCGCAAGTATCTAAAGTTTTAGCGCGTGGCGCTGCTGGTTATGCTTTATCTGTTGCAGTTGAACAGCTTTTAGGAGCTGTTGATTGGGTTCTCGACCCTGCCAATAACCAAATTAGATATACTGACCCTAACGCTCCAACTGATCCAGACTCCCCAGCTCTCCAATACTACTTTATGTATACTTTATCGGGTGCTAATAAAAAAGTTTCTACAATTAACGAAGCTTGTATTTTAGCTTTTAAAGCCGGTGGCTGGGCTGGTCCTAATATTCCCCCTTTGCCAAACGGCTACGGTTGTACTTTGCAAGGTAATTATATTTATGCTCATGGGCCGGGTGGTTCTTTTGGCTCAATTGGTTACCGAGTTGCAAACCCTGCTTATGACCCTGAAGCCGAAGATGATCGTGAAAAAACTATCCCATTAGAAGTTGTTGCTCAACAAGTTATTTCAAACGCTGAAGCAAACGACACAAATGCACAAGTAGCTACTACTGCCGCTGCCGCTGACATTGTTGCAGAAGCTGAAACAGATAACTCAAAAGCACGTCCTATTGCATCGCAAGCTGATGCAAACGCTGAAACAAAACCCGCTGATGCTGACGCTGCTGCAAGTGCAAATACAGGCGCTGCTACTGCTACTCCACAAGCCGACCCTGTTACAGGTGAACAAGCTCCCCCAGTAGATATATCTTTAGAATTTCCAGTCTTTTGTAATTGGGCTCCAACTGTCTGTGAAGCTGCTCAAGTCGTTATTTCTTTTCCGCATACTCTTACAGGATGGTGGGAATCAGCAAATCAAAAAGCCGATGATTGGGCAACTTCTATATCTGATGCTTATCAAGATTTTATGAGAGATGATGAACTGCCTAATGATGATACTAAATTAGATATATCTGAATTTCCTACTCCTGAATTACAAGAAAATGCTATCTCTTGGGGTGCTGCCTGTCCTGCTGACGTTTCTATTCCTATCTCAATGCAAGGTGTTTCCAGTACGTTAGTTTTTTCTTGGGGTCCGTGGTGTCAGCTCTTATCAATTATTAAGCCTGCAATTATTGCGTCTGCATATATTGGCGCGGCTTTCATTGTTTTGGGGCTTAGAACATGAAAGCAATTTTATTTGGTCTTACAAGCTGGCTTCTTTCAAACTTTGCAAAAAAAGTTTTAGTTGGTGCTGGTGTAACTGTTGTAAGCGGTGCGGTTATTAACATTGTTCTTACTGCATACATTAACAAAGCTATCGCTGCTTCTTCTCAAATTGATTCAACTTATCTGGGCTTACTTTCTATATCCGGCTTAGATCATGCAATTTCTATCATTATTGGCGCTTTAATCGCACGTGCAACTTTACTAGCTGCGAATTTGAGCTTCAAAAAAGCGTGACTGACTGCGCGCACCGCGTGCGCTTCCTCGCATGCGTAAGCGTGGGCGGTCACGCAAAGGAGATTAAATAATGCTTATTTTAATAACTGGTAAGCCGGGTTCTTTTAAAACTGCTAAATGTGCATCATTAGCAATTGACTATCTAAAAGCTGGTCGCCGTGTATTTACCAACATTGATGAATTTAATTATGAGGGTGTTGAAAAACTACCTGAAAATGATGATTGGACCAATACGCCGATTGGCTCTGTTGTGATCTACGATGAAGCACAGCAATTTGAATTTTTACAATATAAAGGCCGTGAAAAACTATCTAGTGATCATCGTGTAAAAGAATTAGAAGTACATCGCCATACTGGGCATGACATTATTTTAATTACACAGTCCCCATCTTTTTTGCATAATCACGTTTTATCTTTAGTCGGTGAGCATTATCACTTACACCGTGCTTATGGTCGTTCTTATGCTGACGTTTTTTTATGGCGTTATACTGCGCATAGTCCAGACTCTACTGGTGCAAAGAATAAAGCAGAATCTCATACTAAATTTAAGCCTGATGCAAAGATTTTTGACAAATACAAATCAACCGAAGTTGATACACATAAATTAAAAATTCCCCCCCTTTATTTCAAATTAGGTGGTTTTTTAGCTGCTGTTCTTCTGCTTATTGGTTATATGGTTTTTGGTTCTGATAACCCTTTTTTAAGCGCCTCAAAAATTAAAGAAAATGCAGATATTGCTAGTGGTAAAAAACAGGCTGAACAACCTTTAGTTGGTTCACAAGCTGCATCTGCTTCCATATCTTCACCAGGTGCAGCTCTCGATCTTAGTGTTGAATGTCGAAAGGGTGTCAATATAGAAAAACCTGAATGTATAAAATGGTTTGATGATCTTACTAAAAATGGTTCTTCTGTTTCATCTTCTGGCCAAGTTGTTCAAACCGTTTCATATAATCCAAACAAGCCTTATGATTTTGAATATCAACCACAAGTACAACCAACAGATTTCCCTCGAATGTCAGGTGTGATCAAACTCTCTAATGGTCGTCTAATGGCTGTCGATCAGCAGGGGAACTATATGCCTGAAATCTCTGCTCGTGATTGCCAAAAATGGTTAGATGGTTATCGTCCATTTAATTATTTTGCTCAATCCCAAAACCAACAGAGCCAACGGAGTGTTGGCGAACAACCACAAATTAATCCTGAAACTTCTTCTCTCTGATTACAGGCTGCCTATGATGTCAAAAACTGCCTTTCAGAGCGTCCCGAATGGGCGCGAACTGTCTTTATCTGATTACGCTTTATTTGCTCAAAATTGGCCCATGTCCACTTATTTAATAGTGGACTCTTGTATCACGGTGATATATTCTTGCCTTGTCGGTAGGGGCCGTTATCCCCTGCCGGCACTCTTGATAACGGCTGGAGTTACAACATGATTGATATGATCGGGATATACATTCCTTTTAGACCTGAAACTTTTGGTTATACCCATCAAGAACAGGTTTATGACAATATTATTGATAAAACCTCTCGCGTTCGCGTCTTTGATATCTTAGAAATCTGCAAACAAGAAAAAATTGAGCCTAACGCTTATGGCTTATGTTTTGATATTTCTGATGATGGTTCAAATCAATTTTCTTTCCATGGTTTAAACGTACCTTTCGAGCAGCTTGAATCCTCTTTTTCGGGTATTGCAATGAAAGTAAATCATGCTCCTACAATTGGCACACCTCACGTTCAATTAAAAGCATCTCCTGCTAAATTGCTTTTGGGTCATAATATTTTTGGTTTTGATGACATTAAAAGCGGTGTAGAAATTATGCTTTATACCCTTTTAAAGAAATATCCATATCTTTCTAAATATTTAGATTTTCATTTAGCAGAAATAAGAATGCTTGATATTACTTATTCTTTTAGAATGAAGTCTAAAAATGAAGCTCTTTATCTTTTAGATTATCTGCGTAATGTTTCTTACGGTCAGACAAAAGCAAGAAAAGCCCATTATGATTCAACTATTTATTTTGGTTCATCAGATTCTAAACACAAGTTCCTTAGGCTATATTATAAATATGATGAATTAATAAAAACTTTACAAAGCAAAACTAAGCAACAAAAAAATAATATTACGGAACAACAACTTGCTATAATATCGGATAAAGAACTTTTAGAATTTGCTCAAAATCTTCTCCGTGTTGAAGCTGCTCTCCGTAAAGAGTGGATTTCTAAAAAGTTTGGTTCATGTTTGTTAAAAGACGTTTTGTATTCTGATGTTTGTTTAAAGTCGTTGTGGAGTGATGCAATGAGTGATTTGTTTAAAGCTGTTGGTGATGTAACCCTTAGAAACCAAAGTGATGAAGCGATCCGCGAATCTATTAACGATGCTTATGTCACCTACAATAAAAAGACTGGTAAACCGTCTTTTGCAAATGCCAATAATATCTATTCTTTTTATCGTCTTATCGTTAGTGATGGTTATGATTCAGTTAAAGAAACTACAGCTCATGCAACATTTCATAGACGCTTAAAACAGTTAGAAAATATTGGTATTTCACGCGCTCAACTTCAAAACTATAAATCTATTGATTCAAATACACGAAACATTATCCCTTTTGTGAAAATTATAGACATGACACAAGTCGTTGAATCTCCAGTTTCAATGCCAGACTATAAAAAACAATTTGATTCTGATTATTATGATCTTGTTTCTCATATATTAAAAAAAGCAGTCTAAGACTGCTTTTCTTTTTCAAATAAATCTAATTGATCTTCTTCATATTCCTTTAATAATTTTATTATTGCCTTATTTAATCCTCTTTTATTTTTCAGATTAATAACTTTTTCAATTAAATCTCTATCCATATTTTTATTTAAATAAATATGAATCTTCATTTCAAATAAATGTTCACTTCTCATTTTATCTACCCCGTTATAATAGACATACGATACGAAACTATATTATAACTAAATACTGTACAATTATCTAATACACTATCATCATAATAATTACTAAATTTGTAATTGAGTAATTATTATGAAACTTGTAACAGCATTATTATCTAACTTCGATGTTAAACAAGTCGGAGAAAAAAAGACTAATAAATATGTTTTCCAAGCTATGGAAACTGATTTAAATGGCGCTCGTATCCCTTGCGAGATTCAGACATTTAATGAAGATGCAAAAAATAAATTAATGCAGTTCTGCAATACACAAGAACAAATTTTTATTCCTTTCTCTAGTCAAAATTTCTTCATGGGTAAAAATCAATATACCGTTGATTCTATTATCTCTCATCCTGAATTTATTTTTAATTCTCATTTCTAGGATTAAAAAAA